GTTCGGTTAAGCAACTGAATAGGGGGAGTAAAATAAACGCAATTATTTTGTCTAAAACTCCCCTTATTCTATTTTGGCACTATTATTCATTTACTGCCGAAACACAAATACACTACAAACACAATCATTTACCGTATATTTGTGCAAAACACTATTTAGAATTAATATAAAAAAATTATAATTATGGAATGTAAATTATGTAATATCAAAACAAATTATTTAGAAGTTCATCATATCATACCAAAGTCAAGGGGAGGTTTAGATAATGATAATAATTTAATAAATATATGTATAGAATGTCATAGTTTAGTTCACGATGTAAGTTTTAAACGTGGAAAAGGAGTTATATCTACAGCTATTAAAAAAAGTCAATTAAATTTAATTGAAGCTCAAAAATGGTGTAATGAAAATATAGAATTAATAAATAATAAAATGAATTCTATTTTGAATAAAAATATAGATGAAGCACAGTTTATAACGTATTTGATGGAAAATCATAATTTTGATGCTATAAAATTAAAAGAATATACATTAACAGGAACTACTAAAATTAGATTAACTTTATAATGAAATACTTACCAATCTTACTATTATTATCCTGCAATACTAGCGTTCACCAATACAATCTAGATAGTCAACGTAAAACTATGCTGAAATATGACAAGCAAAGCATACGTAAACAGCAGAATATAAGAGATAAGAGGGGTGAAACACTATTTAGAATTAATATAAATAAGAGTAAAAAGATTATAATTAGATGATCCTGCTATTAATTTAGCGGGATTTTTTGTTTTTAGCTACATAAATAGTAATCTTTTTTATTTTTTAGTAATCTTTTTGAAAGCAAAAGATTCTTAGTGGTAGCAAGGGTTTACAAAAAAGTAGTAATCTTTCTAAAAAAAAAGATTCTTAGTGGTACCTAAGCGTAGAGGGCAATAGTAATCTTTTTTGGCTAAAATCGCTACCTTTTTATATATAATACCCAAAAACCCCGAAAAAAAAAAGTTGAAAAACACGAAAAAACATTACTATTCGTCTGTATCCTTAGGTACCACTAAGAATCTTTTCAAAAAAAAAGATTACTATGAAACACAAAAAGATTTTTTCACCCTCTTAGCCCTAGGTACCACTAAGAATCTTTTTTTTTAGCAGTAAAATAAATCATAAAATTATTGTTAATTAAAATATTATACTTATTTTTGTAAAAGTGAAGCCATGCAGGGCTATAAAGATATTTAACGAGTTGGTGGAGGAACTGCATTTCTGAAGCCGCTCGTTTTTTTTTAATTAATAAATGCAGTTATGATTAACAATTTAATTAACCCAGAGGATAAGTTCTGGAGTGCAAACCAAGATGGCAAAGTATCATTGAACAACTTTAAATTTAAAAGATTTTTAGAGATTCATGATTTTTTTAAAAATCGACCTAATGAAAACAGCTCTTTTAATATAATCAAAAAGAATGGAATTTTTTTAGAGATTCAAGATGAAACAGATATTAAAGATTTTGTCTTAACTTATGTATTAGATAATAATTTAGGAGAAGATATATTTAATCTTCTTACTACACGTTTAACTATATTCAAGCGTGACTATTTAAGCATGATAGAAAGTAAAAAAATAGACGTATTAAAAGATACTCAAGACACAGCATATTTATTTTATAATAATGGAGTAGTTGAAGTTAAAAAAGATAGTCAGGAACTTAAAGAATATGCTAATTACGGCTTATCAATATGGAAAGACCAAATAATAAATAGAAACTATATTGAAAGCGACCATCACGATAGCGAGTTTAGAACTTTTATATGGAAGATTTCAGGTGAGAATGTAGATAGATATAATACGTTTCAAAGTGTAATAGGTTACTTAGTACATTCGTATAAATCAAATGGTAATAATAAAGCTATTATTCTAAATGATGAGATGATTTCAGATGAGCCAAATGGAAGGAGCGGCAAGGGTTTATTTTGGAACGCTTTAAAACACATGAAAAAAGTACAGTCTATTGATGGTAAACAGTTTTCTTTTGCAGGAGATTTCCCTTATCAATCTGTAAAAACTGACTGCCAAGTATTAGTATTTGATGACGTTAAAAGAAACTTTTTATTTGAGAATTTATTTAGCGTAATTACAGAGGGAATAGAAATTACATACAAAGGTAAAGACACTATTAAATTACCTGTTGAAGATTCTCCAAAGATTCTAATTACTACAAATTACACAATCAAAGGAACGGGAGGTTCTCACGATGCTAGAAAATTTGAAGTTGAATTAAGTACATTTTTTAACTCTGGACACACTCCGATTGATTTCTTTAAACATTATCTTTTTAACGATTGGGACAAATTAGAATGGGCAAGGTTTGACTGCTACATTATTGAATGTATAAAAAAATATCTTAATTTTGGATTAATGAATTATGAAAGCATATCTTTACCTTTCAAAAAATTTGAATTAGAAATTACCAAAGGATTATTTGAAATAATACAAACTTTGAAAAGTAATGAGTGGATTGTCTTTGATGACTTTTATAATTTATATATTCAAAATGTAGTTAAGAAGTGGGATGCGCAAACAAAAAATACAGTTACTAGAAACTTAAAAAAATATATTGCATTCTATAAATATAAATATGAAGAGATTGTAAATAATGGTGTTAAAAAATTTAAAATAATTAGAGATGCAGGAACTAACTAAACCAAAATGTATAATACTAAACACTCCTTTCATATCAATCAAAGAGGAGTTAGCTAAACAGTATATTGAATTATCAGAGCATGAAAAGATAAACGGTAATTTAAGAACAGAAATAGATATTAATACAGCGTTCCATTACATAAAGAATTTAGCCTTTAGGACTGAAGCTACGCTATTAAAACAACAATCTAAAGACGTAGATACAAAGATTATAGAAAACACGTTAAAACGGCTTATGTTTATTCAATATCAGTTTAGCAAGTTAGACGTAGAAATACAATCTTTAAAAAGACAGAATCAATTACTAGAAGAGAAGTTGAATTATTTTAAATCTCAATTCAAATGATAGTTTTACGGGAGTATCAGAAAGAATATATTGATAAAATAAAGCAAAGTTTTAAAAGTGGTAATAAAAAACTTATACTTTGTTCTGCTACGGGGTCAGGTAAAACGATTATGTTTAGCTATATGACTTTGGAAGCTATTAATAAGGGGAAAAACGTATTAATATTAACTGATAGAAAGGAATTATTTACACAATCGACAAGCTCCCTTCATAAAATGGGGTTAGTTCCTTCCGAAATAAGACCAGGTAAAGAAGTAGATGAAAACAAATTGCACGTTGGAATGATACAAACCGTTTCAAGACGTTTAGATAAACTAAAAGATTACTTTGATACCTTAGATTTGATAATAATAGATGAAGCTCACAAGACCATCTTTGATAAAGTATTTAATTATATAAACAAAAACACTTTTGTAATAGGCGCAACTGCTACACCTCATCGAGAAAAGAATCAAGATAGCTTAAAATTATATTATAGTGATATTATTCAAGTTATTGATACTCCTGACTTAATAAAATTAGGGAACTTATCTACACCTGAAAGCTACGGAGTACCGATTAATTTAAAAGGAGTAAAAACTAGAGGAGGTGATTATGATGAGAAAGCAATGGCTAATAAATTTAGCGAGATTAAATTGTTTCATGGTGTTTATGATAATTACCAACGATTAACAGCTAATAAGAAAGCGTTAATATTTGCGCCAAATGTAGAAAGTAGTAAGGAACTTGTAGAAAGTTTTAATAGTAAAGGTTTGCCTTGTAAGCACGTTGACTGTTATATGAGTGATGAGGTTAGAAAAGATACTTTAAAATGGTTTGCAGAAACACCCAACGCTATACTTTCAAATTACGGAATATTAACAACGGGTTTTGATTGTCCTAGTATTGAAGTAGTAATACTTTACAGAGCAACTAAAAGTTTACCTTTATTTCTGCAAATGGTTGGTAGAGGTTCTAGGGTTACTGAAAGTAAAAATACATTTACAATATTAGATTTTGGGAACAATATTAAAACACATAACTATTGGGAAGCTGCCAGAGTATGGAGCTTAGATAAAAAAGAATATAAAGAAGATTCTGCACCGCTTAAAGAATGTCCTTCATGTTACTTTATAAATTCCAACACAGCAAGTGAGTGCGCAAATTGTGGTTTTATATTTAAGAAAACAGAGCAGGAACTAGAAGCAGAAATAATAGTTGAATTACAGAAAATGAATAAGTGGCAAAGTTTAGATTTCTTAATAGATGCAAGTTTTAAAGATTTAGAATTATATGCAATTGCAAAAGGGTATAGTAAGAATTGGGTTAAACATCAATTAAAAACAGAGAAAGATTTTTACGATTATGGAGAATATAAAGGATATAGAAAAGGATGGGACAAGTACTGAAAATAAAATTCAGCAGCAAATGTATTTATGGTTCGTAAATAATTACAGCTTAAAGGATAATATTAAAGGTATTTTTGCAAGTGTACCGAATGATTCAAAAGATGCTAAAGAGCAGATGAGAAAAAAAGCTACGGGAATGAAAGTAGGTCATGCAGATTTTAACGTATATTTGCCAAATGGTAAAGTATTGATGTTCGAGGTTAAGACGCCAATAGGTAAACAGAGCGACCATCAAAAAAGATTTGAATTAGAAGTGAAAGGATTAGGTTTTGAATATTACATAGTAAGAAGTTTAGATGAGTTTAAAAACATAATAGAAACGATATGGACATAACAATGTGCAGCGGCAATAACTGCCCTAAAAAAGAAGAGTGCTACAGATTTACAGCATACGCAAGCGAACACCGACAAAGCTGGTTTAATGAGCCGCCATTTAAGATAGTGGAAGACAAGTTTACGTGTGATATGTTTTGGGGTGATAGGAACGAGGGAATTATAAACCAATTAAAAGATATAACGAAATGAATGAGCTAGACGTATTAGTTGAGAGATTAAAGAAAATAGGTATTGATATTCAGTTGACTGGAAACATACCTTGGATTTATTTAAGAAGTGTGAACGGTAATGTAATTAAACGAGATGATTTTAAGAATGCTAATCACGGTCATTGCATTGCGTGGTATCCTTCGTTTAATTATGATAGTTATCATATTAATTGGCATGATATTAAGTACACCTTTGAATTAATTAGAAAATACAAATAAGATGTATAAAATAACAAGAACAGTGATAGATTTATCTTCTATCCCAGAAGAGTACAGAGAGCATCCTTTAATACCTACAATTAAGCATTCATATGCTGAGTTTCACTACAGTAAAGAAGGCGAGGATGATTCTTTAACAACTTATTTAATTGAGACATACCCTAGTCTTAGATGTAAAACAGCATTTTTAATTTATATAGATATATAAGATGAGTACAAAATTCGGAGTAAAGATACCTAGCACTAGCGAAGTTATACCAATAGCAAGGAGAATGAACGGTAATATAAACTTTACTAATCCAATAGCTGAACTTTTAGCAGACGAAATTAAAGTGATAGCAATGAATAACAGCCCTCAAGGTATTTACACAATTAAAGATTTAAAAGATGGATATAACAAATGAGTGCAATATGCAGTTAATGGCTCGATACCCAGATAACTACTTTGATTTGGCTATTGTAGACCCGCCTTATGGGATTGACATTAATTCTTCTGGAAGATTAGGACATTATGGAGGTAAAGGTAAAAAATGGGATTCAGAAATACCTAACAAAGAATATTTTATAGAATTAAATAGGGTTTCTAAAAATCAAATAATTTGGGGAGGAAATTATTTTGGACTACAACCTACAAGATGTTTTTTGATTTGGGATAAAAAACAACCTGAAAATGTATCTTTTGCAAGTTGTGAATATGCTTGGACTTCTTTAAACGAAAGTGCTAAAACATTTTATTTAAGACCACAAAATGCAGATGATTTTAGAATACATCCTACACAAAAACCTATTTTATTATACAAATGGATTTTAGATAAATACGCCAAACAAGGCGATAAAATTCTTGACACGCACCTTGGTAGCGGTTCAATAGCAATAGCCTGCCACGATTATGGATTTGACTTAACGGCGTGCGAGTTAGATAAGGAATATTACGACAAAGCAATGCAAAGAATTAATAATCATATTTCACAACAAAAACTATTTTAAGATGGGCAAGGTAACATTTGAGTTCGATTCAGTAGAGGAGCAAGACGATATAAACATGGCTTTAAATGGCTATAAGTATAGCGTAATTCTGCATACATTAGATAATGATTTAAGAGGCATTACTAAGTATGGAGTCTATAAAAATAGAGATGCCACAGAGCAAGAACTAGATTTAGCACAAGACCTAAGAGATAGCATACAATCGTATTTGTCAGAATTTAACTTATCATTATTGTAAGTATTTAAAAAACTTGTTTACCTTTATCAAATGGTTGAAAACATAGAACGAATAATGGAGTTGTTTAACTCTGGAATAGGGAAAACAAATGTAGCGAGAACAATATGTGAAGAGCAAGGAATAGAATTCGACCACAACCATAGAAGGAGCGTAGGAAAATTAATTAATCGTAGGTTAAACAATGGTATTAATCAAGAGTGCGAAGCCGTAGGGATAGATATAGATAAAGTAAAGCATTACTGGTATAAAGGTGAACACTACTCTATCAATGTAAAGGGGGTCGAAAACGACCACTTTAATTACGAAGAGTTTAAACAAGATTTTATCAGCACTGTTGAGAATATTAAACCTAACCACATTACAATTGAACGATCGGAACTCATCGAGGACTCGCACTGTTTACTTATAGACCCTGCAGATATTCACATAAACAAACTTTGTTCTGCATTTGAAACGGGTGAAGAATACAACTCACAGATTGCAGTTCAAAGGGTAAAAGATGGCGTTTATTCAATACTTAAGAAAAGTAAATATTTCAACATTGATAAGATTATTTTAATAGTTGGTAACGATGTTCTAAACACTGATAACACCAAAGGACAAACGACAAAGGGAACACAACAAGACACACATTTAAAGTGGTTCGATGCTTTCATAATGGCGAAACAATTATACATAGATATAATTGAAACCTTAGTTCAGATTGCAGACTTAGAAGTAATTTATAACGTATCTAATCATGACGAAATGAGCGGCTTCTTTCTAATGGATTCTTTGTACAGTTGGTATAACACACATGAAAATATAGAATTTAATCGTTCCCCTTCACATAGAAAATACACAACGTACGGAAAAAACTTAATAGGAACAACGCATGGAGATGGAGCGAAGCAAAACGATTTACCATTATTAATGTGCCACGAGGCTTCAAATTATTGGCACGATTGTAGACATAGATACTGGTTTACTCACCACGTTCACCACAAAACAAGCAAGGATATTATGAGCGTACAGATTGAATCATTACGTTCACCAAGCCCTGCAGATAGTTGGCATCATAAAAGCGGTTATCAACACTCACCTTTAGCAATTGAGGGGTTTATATTTCATAAAGAGTTCGGGCAGGTTGCACGCTTAACAACTTTATTTTAAAAATTATGGATATTTACGAAACTAAAATACTACCTTTACATTTTAATTATCATTGTATAAAGAAAAAAAACATATCTTTAAACATAATATTCATGTATTATTTGAATTGATGAGTAATAAATTAATGATAGAGCTATCAAAGTATCATTCCGAATGGTGTAAGATTGTGCGGTCATTTGGAGTAAGCTCCGATACTTGTGAAGACGTAGTTCAGGATATGTATTTAAGACTAAACAAATTGTCATCTTACGAAAAGCTATTTAAAAACGGGGTGCTATCAAAGTCTTATGTTTGGATTACTTTACGAAATTTGCAGTTTCAACAATTTAAACAGGATAACTTAACGATTTCACTAAACAACTATGATATACAAATAGATGAAAATTGCACCTTAGATGAGGTTAAAGCGCGTTCTAATTTCAACGTAAAGATTAACAAAGAAGTAACGAAGTGGAATATGTACGATCAACTACTATTTTCAATCTACATGAACGATTCAATTTCAATGCGTGATATTTCAAAAGGTAGCGGAATAACTTTGAGGAGTATACAAAGGACGTTAGAGAATTGCTATCGTAGGTTAAGGCAAAATGTAGGTGAAGATTATCAGGATTTAATAAACAAAGATTACGAACTAATATAAAACAACTATGGCAAAAAGAAGAGTAAGTAAAGGATTAGGTGATACAGTAGAGAAGATTTTACAAGCTACGGGAATTGATAAGATCGTTCACTTTATTGCAGGTGAAGACTGCGGATGTGAGGAGCGAAAAGAAAAACTGAACAAGTTATGGAAGTACAAAAAAATAGAATGTTTAATTGAATCAGAGCATGAATTTCTTACAGATTTCTTCAAGACGTTTAAAAACCAAGTTTCACCAGCTGAACAAGGCTATTTACTTAAGATTTACAACCGCGTATTTAATGATAAACAAATGGCTACAAGTTGTGGCGACTGTTGGAGAGATATTCTTAAGGATTTGAGATTGCTACATGCTGAATATAAACAAGATTAATATTGAATAATCAAAACGAATTCGATGGCAGGAAAAGGAGGAGCTACAATTGGTGCGGGTAGAAAATCAAAAGACGAAGAAAAACGTATTAGAGATTTGACAAGTCCTTACGCACCAGGAGCAATTGATTGTGTGATTGCTATAATGAAAGATATTAATGAGAAGGCTAGTGATAGAATTGCAGCAGCTAAATTAATTATTGCTTATGCTTATGGTAATCCTACAAGCTTAATAGACCATACAACACAAGGCGAAAAGATACAAAATATTATTAGTTTAGGAATAGGCATTAATCCCAATACAGATGAAGTACAAAATATTGAAGACTAAAGGAAGTGTAATTACATTCAGGGTAAAAAGTGAATGTGAATACAACGGCTTAAAATTAGATGTAGATGTGAGTGGAACAGACCCTCACAAGTTTCTAGATGACTATGTTTGTAGTGGGAAACTTCGTGAAGAGATGAACGCATGGTTTGAAACATTACCTAAAAAAGATTGAGATTATTAGTAAAGCAGGAACACGCAACTTACTATCTAAACGATAGGACAACTGAAGAAGTTTTATACGGTGGAGCTGCGGGCGGTGGTAAGTCCGCTTTCGGTTGTCTTTGGTTAATATCTATGTGTCAAAAGTACGAAGGTACAAGGTGGCTTATGGGAAGGGCAAAACTGAAAACATTAAAAGAAACTACACTAAACACTTTCTTTGAGTTGTCCGATGCTTTGAATATCGGAGCTGAATACAACTATAATGCTCAATCAAATATTATCTATTTCAATAACGGTAGTGAAATAATACTCAAAGATTTATTTCTATACCCTTCAGACCCGAACTATGATAGTTTAGGTTCGTTAGAGATTACGGGAGCTTTCATTGACGAATGTAACCAAGTTGTTTATAAAGCATGGCAGATTGTTAAGTCAAGGATTAGATACAAGCTAAACGAATATGATTTAATCCCAAAGATTTTAGGCACGTGTAACCCTGCAAAGAATTGGACATATAAAGAGTTTTATTCCCCTGATAAGAATAATACCTTACTACCTTATAGAAAGTTCATACAAGCACTCCCAAAGGACAACCCGCACTTGCACCCGTCTTACTTAAAATCGTTATTGCAGTTAGATAAGAACAGTAAGCAAAGATTGTATTATGGCAATTGGGAGTATGACGATGACCCTAGCACGCTTATAGACCAAGATAGTATTATAGATTATTTTAACCCTATTCACATTAAACGTGAAGGACAGAAATACATGACTATTGACGTTGCTCGTATGGGTAAAGATAAAACGGTTTTTAGAGTGTGGCACGGTTGGTTAGTAATTGATAGATTTGAGATTGCTAAAAGTGGCTTAGATGTGGTCCTAGAAAAACTATACGAACTACAAAGAAAACACGGTATAAGTTCTAGTAATGTGATAGCTGATGAGGACGGAGTCGGAGGGGGTTTAATAGATTTCACTAAGCCAAAGATAAACGGATTTGTAAATAATAGTAAAGCATTGAATGGTGAAAACTACGATAATCTAAAAAGCCAATGTTCAATCTTAATGGCTAAGAAAATAGTGTTAAAAGAAGTAGGTGAGATTTGCAATGATGGAAATGTACGTGATATTACAAGTGAGGAAATGGAGCAAATTAAAATGAAGGACATTGATAAGGATGGGCGTTTGTCAATCATTCCTAAGGATAAGATTAAAGAAATGATAGGACGGTCTCCTGATGAGTGGGATTCTATAATGATGCGATATTGGTTCGAGATTAAACCAGTCGGAAATTACGGTATAAGATAGGGGTTACAAATATGAATTAAATTAGTTTATAAGTATGAAGTTAGAAGTTACAAGAGCAACAAACGTAAATGAAATTAGTCTAGGAGCTTATCAAAAGTTTCAAGAGGTTTGCGCCACTTCAAATGATGAGGAGTTTATCTCTATGAAAATGATTGAGATATTCTGTGGTATAGAATTAAAAGAAGTTGTTAAAATTAAGCTTAGTTCAGTAGCTGAAATGATTACTCACTTTTCAAAGATATTCGCAGAGAAACAAGAATTTATACATAGGTTTTGTATAGGTACACAAGAGTTCGGTTTTCTTCCAAGTGTTGAAGATATAAGCATGGGTGAATATATTGATATAGTTAAATATAGTTCAAGTTGGGAGGATATGCACAAAGCAATGGCTGCTATGTATAGACCAATTATAAAAACTAAGGGAGATGCCTACGAAATACAAGAGTATTCAGGAACTATAAATTATTCAGAGGTAATGAAGTATGCGCCATGTGGGATTGCAATTGCGGCAAGTGTTTTTTTTTGGACTTTAGGAAACGAATTAATAAAGGCTATCCCTCACTATTTGGAGAAAACGATGAGCAAGAAGATGAAAACGACTTTAGCGAATCAACTCAATTTAGTAAACGGTGGGGATGGTATCAGTCAATATATGCAATTGCTAAAGGAAACTTGGAGCGATTCGATGCAGTTACCGCACTTCCATTACACCAGTGCTTAACGTATTTAACATTTGAAAAACAAAAATTAGCCGTTGAGGTGGCACAAATAAAAAGACAAAACAGATGAGCGGTTACTACACATTGATAGACACTTTAAGAACATTGCTAATTGGTTCGCCTTTCGTTAATCAGGTTACTGAAGGGGATTTATACGATATAGATTTATCTAAACAAACTATATTCCCATTGAGCCATATAATGGTTAACAACGTGAGTATATTACCGAATGTTCTAAAAGCTAGTATTACTATTATAGCTATGGATATTGTAGATATTTCAAAGAGTGAGCCTACAAGTTTATTTATAGATAATACAAATAGACAGGACGTTTTAAACACACAACTTATCATGCTATCTCGAATAGTTGCACAATTGACAAATGGAGAAACCTTTGAAGACAATTACCAATTAGAAGGCGAGCCAAGCTGTGAGCCGTTTACTGATAGATTTGAAAACTTACTAGCAGGGTGGACTATGACTTTTGATGTATTAATTCCTAACGAGATGACTTCATGTTAGATAAATCTGAAGTTCAAAAACAGTTAGATAAGTTTAAAGCTTATGTGATTAGTGAAAGCCGTAAGAACTTAACTAGACTAAAAAAGAATAGCAGTAAAAAGCTATATAATTCTTTAAGGGGTGAGGCTAAGGCGATGCCTAATTCATTTAGTATGGACTTCTTTATGGAAGACTACGGACATTTTCAGGACAAAGGGGTTAACGGAGTTGGTCCCGCGGGAAAAGATAAAAACGGTAATTTAAAAACAGTAGTAAAAGACGGTAAATATAATTTTGGGACGGGTTCAGGTCCTGCGGGAGGATTAAGAAGAGGGTTAGATAAGTGGATGGTTAGAAGAGGAATTGCACCCCGAAATGAAAAGGGTAAATTTGTTTCTCGTAAAACGCTGAAATTCTTAATTGCAAGGTCAATATTTAGACATGGTATTAAACCAAGCTTATTCTTTACAAAACCTTTTGAAAAAGCATTTAGTAAACTACCTGCTGAACTAATAGAGAAATTTGGATTAGATTCAATTAATTTATTCAACTTAACAATACAACAACCTAAAGTAAAATGAGTAATAGAATATTTGCACGAAGCCCTTACATTATTACAATCAATGAAACAGCACAAACGAGTAGTAAGATTGAGATATTTTTATGGAACGGAACGGGGTCTGCTCCTGGTTCACCAACTTATACATTAAGCAAGGCTATTCCTAGCGTTTCTGCACCCTCAACTTATTACGATGTTTCACCTTATATTCGTGAATACATTAATTTCAATTTAAGACCTGTAAATTATAACGGTACAGGTACTGCTTTAGGGTCAACTGCTTACTGTAATGTAACTATTAAACGGTACAAAAATACGGGAACTTATTTAGATACTACGACTTACTATGCATTTGATGGGTATGCTGAATATTCAGACGGTTATAATTACGATAGAGGTCAATACTTACTAGATGAAGGTACTTATTACTACCATTACGATAGTGATTCAACTTATATAACTACTAAAGCGGGGGATTTAACCTTAGAAGTTACTGCAGGACAAAAAGCGGTTTATACTGATTTAGTTAATGGGGCGGTTAATACGGCTACATTTGTTTCAAGTGGGATGAAAACGTCTTTTAGAGTTTACCCTACATATTGGGCGCATGGTAATAAATTAGAGATAAAGACAAGTGCAGATGCTGTATTAAGAACATATACTTTTATGCCTAGAGAAGAATGTAAATATCAAGCGTTACCAATTGACTTTGTAAATAAATACGGAGCGTGGCAACGGGAGTTTTTATTCAAGGCTTCAAATGATAGTTTCAATATGACCAATCAAGAGTTTAATCTTATGAACGCGTCAATCGTATCTTTTAAACCATTTGAAGGACAAAAGAAAACATTTAATGCAAACGGTAGGGATTCAATTAAATGTAATACGGGGTGGGTTGCTGAATCATTTAAAGAAACTATCAAAGAAATAATGTTGAGTGAAAAGATAATACTTAACGATTTACCCGTAACTATTAAGACTAAACAAACTGAATTATTCAAGTCTATAAATACAAAAAATATAAATTATTCTTTAGAGTTCGATTATTCATTTGATACTATCATGTCTATTATATGAAAAGATTTGTACAAATATATATTGAGGGAGTTCCTGATAGTAACGATTACAGTAAGATTGAATTATTTGACGAGCAAGCTATTGATTTATCTATGTCAGTGCAGAATATTGCTGATATATCAAAGACGTTCACAGATTTTACTAAGTCTTTTACCGTTCCTGCTTCACCAATAAACAACGCTATATTTAAACACTTTTACAATAGTGATGTAGATACAACTTTACAGCATGGAATTAAAAGAAACGCATATATCGAGATTGAACAAACACCGTTTAGAAGTGGTCGAATTCAAATAGAGGATTCAAGCGTAGTGAACGGTAAAGTGTCGAGCTATACGATTACATTCTATGGTAATTTAACGAGCTTAAAAGATATGTTTGGCGTCTTAAAATTAAAGGATTTAGACTATTCAGATTTTACAAGTCCGTTTACAGGTGATGAGGTTAAGGATAGGATTTCATTAGACGCTACAGACTACGATATTCGTTACCCTTTGATAAGCTCAAAGAGACGTTGGAGTTATGGAGATTCAACGGCAACTGATATAAACACAACTTCGGGACATATATTATATAATGAGTTATTTCCTGCAATAAAAGTGATAAGAATATTTGATGCTATTGAGTCAATGTTTGGTGTTAACTTTAGCGGTATATTTTTAGCAAATAAGAAGTTTACAAATTGCTTTTTATATTGTAAGAATAAAGATGTGAATGATAGCTTTAATCAGTCGCAAATAATGGATATTAGTAGCGCAGGAACTTCTTACGTATATAATAACATAACTCCCAACTTTGCTACTAATGTAATAAACTTACAACAGTTAAACGTTACATCAGCTGATTACACTACTGGAACGTGGTATCTTAAAGTAAAAATGTTTAACGTGTCTAATCTATCTGCTAACTATTATTTTGATGTTTATGTAGATGGTTTGCTAGTTCATACAGGTCATGGTACGGGAACTGATGCAGAATATTTAGTTTGGGATTTTGATAATGACCCAAGTTTAGATAGTAATATTTATATACTTATTCGTGCTGATGCTGGTATTACTTTTGATTCGTATATAAAATTCCAATTTGAGGGATATGCTACATATTATATGGGTGGCGGTTCTCCTGATGTTATAACGCCTACTAGTACTGCGCAATACATTTATTGCACCACGCAAACACTTTCGGCTAATACGGATATCAATAGCATAATGCCTGATATGACAATAGCGGATTTCTTTAGCGGTGTGTTAAAAGAGTTCAATTTAACTTGCTATGCTTTAGCCTTAGACTCTTTTCAAATAGAGCCTTTAGAAGATTGGTATAACAAAGGTAAGGTTCACGATATAACAACTTACACAACTACTGAAAGCATAATTATAGAACGTATTAAATTATTCAAAACTATATCTTTTACGCATGCGGATTCTGAAAGCTTCTTAAATAAAAAATACTTTGAGCTAAATTCTTTGAAGTATGGAGATGTGAAAACTGCTACCACTTTTGATGGTGCAGATTTTGCTATAACCGTACCTTTCGAAAATCTAATCATGCAGAAATTTACGGGTACGGATTTACAAGTGGGATATTGTTTAACAAAAGAGCCTGATTATAAACCTTACATTCCTAAGCCTATTTTGCTTTATATGTATGATAAGCAGAATTGTAGTTTTAAATTCAACAACGGGGTTACTACAACAACGGTTTCAACTTATATGCCATTTGGTCAGGATATGAAATTGTCGGGAGTTAACTACTCTTTGAATTTTGGAAATGATAATTCTAGTTTATTATTAGAGCCTATCGAAAATTCACTTTACAAAGTATATTACGAACCTTACTTATTAAACTTATTCAATAACAAAAATAGGTTAACGAAAGTTAAATGTGTATTCCCTTTGTCATTAATTACTAAGCTAAAATTAAATGACCGTTTAATAATACGAGATAAACGCTATATAATTAACGAGATTAAAAGTGACATTACAAAGGGCATAGTTGACTTAGTATTGTTAAACGATTTTAGAAGTATAAGAAGTAAAACGTGGAGCGGTGGTAAACCTTTTAAAACAGATTATTTAGGAGGGGTTGTAGTAATTGGTGTATTAATGAAGGGTGGCACTAAAAGCTGTGTATTAAGTTCAACAACTGCTGGAGTTACATTCTCAGAATCTACAATTTACACTGATACAGATGTAAATGTAACTATCCCTGCGGTTGCTGCTAATTATTTTAGTTTAATAGGTGAGGACAATAGTAAATTAATTGATGAAACACACGTAAACCTAAGGTCAGAATTAGGAGATAGTCAAGTAATATCAATAGATTTACTATATACGAATGATGATGACACTACAGAAACATTATCTATACCAATAATACAAACGAGATGATAGAGAAAATAATAGAATTACTAGCCATTGATGAATTTTACGGACAAAGTGAATTGATTGATATTGCAAAAGGAAAGTACAAAATACAACATTCAATAGTCGATAAGTATAAACAAAAGAAACGTATTAAAAATGGCAGAAACTAAAGTAATTGACTTAGAAGTAAAAACTAACTTAGGTAGTTTAAAGTCTCAATTAGCAGATGCTAAAAGAAGCGTTCAAGATTTAGCTGAAGAGTTTGGGCATACATCTACACAAGCAACCCACGCAGCAGAAAGAGCTGCAGAATTAAAGTTACAGATAGCTGAATCAAATAAATTAATAAAAGCATTTAACCCTGCTGCGGATTTAAATTCTGCAACAACTGCATTAGGTGGAGTAAGGGAAAGTGTAGGATTAGTTAGTACTTCTTTAAAAGTATTCGGTACTGATAGTGAAGGAGCAGCGATTGCTATGGAGAAAGTTGGGTTAGCTATGGAGTTAACTTCGGGAATTTCTAGCATAAAAGAAAGTGTAGCTTCTTTTAAAACTTTAGGAGCTGTAATTAAATCTACTTCTATTTTTCAAGGTTTATATAATTTTGTAATGACGGGTAGTTTTGCTATTACAACAGCAACTACAACAGCACAAGTAGCAGAAACCGCAGCAACAGTAGCACAAGGAGCGGCAATAGCAGCAACAGCAACAGCTACAACGGGAGCTACAGTAGCAATGAAATTATTTAGACTAGCATTAATTGCAACGGGAATAGGTGCTATCATAGTTGGTATTGGATTTTTAATTGCTAACATGGGTAGTCTTTTAAGTTTATTTTCTGACAGTGCAGAAGCTAACGCGAGAAATGCAGCAGCTGTTAAAGCTAATACAATAGAGATTGAAAAGAATGTAAAAGCAAATGATAAACGTTCAGCAAGTTTAAAGATTTCTAATGATTACCAATATGCAATGGCTAAGGCAACGGGTGCTACAAACGAGCAACTTCGTGAAATGGCGGTTAGACACGCACAGTCTACTATTGAGATGGAGAAAAATAGTGTTGCAATTGCTACACAAGTATATTGGAAAAATAAGTTAAAACTACAACAGTTAATAAATGCTGAGGCGGATGAGGAAGATATAAAAAACCAACGTAAAAATGCTGAAGATGCACACAAGGCACTTGCTAAAGAACAAAAAGATTATCATGATGCTTTAGCTGATAAGAAAGCAGTTATAAGACAAAATAATGTTGAGATAGCGGCAGAGAATTACGAAGCTAATAAAAAAGAAATTGAAGATACTAAAAGCCATCATACTACCAAGAATAAAATAGTAAAAGATAGTGGTAAGGATAGAAAAAACGCGGAAGATAAAGAAGCTAAAGATAGACAAGATGCAGCTATAAAAGCTAATAAAGAACTTTTAAAATTAGTTGAAGATTTAGGTACAGATATATTAACTGCACAACAAAAAGCAATTAAAGATAGAAAAGATGCAGCTATAAAAGCAGAAGAAGATATTTATAAAAATGCTAGGGGATTTGCTGAAGCTTCAACTATTGACAATCAAAATGATTTTCAAGCTAAGCAGGATTTATTAGATATTGAAAGGGCTATACTTTTACAAAATAAAGAATTAACAGCAGGGGAAATAGCTGCTATTGATGCAAAATATAGAAAAGAGTCTGCGGACTTAGATAAAGAAGAATTAGATAGAAAGCAAGCATTAAATGCTCAAAAAATGCAAATGGCTATTGATGCGTTTAGTATATTACAAGATGCAACAACTTTATTTACTGCTAAGAATGACAAAGATGCGCGTAGACAATTTCAAATTAATAAAGCATTATCTTTAAGTTCTGCAATAGTTAATACTGCTTTGGGTGTTACAAGTGCTTTAGCAACTGTTAATCCATTACCAGGAGGTAATTTAATACAAGCAGGTTTTGCAGGTGCAGCGGGCGCTGTTTCTATTGCTAAAATTGCAGGAACTCAATACGGTGGGTTTAGTGGTGGTGGCGGTGGCGGAGAAGGTGGTGGTGGCGGTGGAGATAAATCTACTCCTACTCCTACTGCTCCACAAAGTGCGCCTAACTTTAACTTAGTAGGTGCAACGGGTTTAAACCAATTAGATATGTTAGGTAAACCAATTCAGGCATTTGTTGTTGGTGGTGAGGTTACAACTTATCAGGAGTTAGAACGCAATAGGTTACGAAATGCAACTTTATAAATTATATAGATATGGAAAAGAGACAATGTATAGAAATGATTATTAATGATGAGATGTTGGATGGTGTGTTTGCTATTTCACTTGTTGATAAACCTGCAATAGAAGAAAACTTTATTAAACTTTCATCTGAAAAAATACAGTTAAAGGTAGTTGATGAAGAACGTAGAATTGTAGTAGGTTTTGCTCTAGTTCCTGAAAAGAAAATCTTAAGACGTGCTGAAGACGGAACGGAATACGATATAAAATTTAGTAAAGAAACGGTACAACTTACAGCAGAACTATTCATGAAAAACCAAAAAGGTAATGAGTTTACTTTGGAGCATGAAGACAATACAGACGGAGTAAATATAATTGAAAGTTGGATAGTTGAAGATGCTAAAAACGATAAATCTAATATCTACAATTTAGGTGCTAAGGGTGGTGAGTGGTGTTTAATGTCTAAAATTGATAATCAAAAAGTATGGGATGAGATTAAGTTAGGAACTTATAACGGTTATTCTATTGAAGGTAAATTCTTTTCTAGTAAAGAAGCTTTAAAAGAAGTTGAAATAGTAGATGAAGACTTAGAAGCGTTAAAGAAATTCCTAAAAACTTTGTAATATGGCTACGATATTAAATACGGCTTATAACGTACGAACTGACATACTAGAATCTGAAAGTAATATTTCAGTAGAGAATGGAACTTTACACGTATATAACGACAAGCTAAAAGTACATTTACAAAATACGATTAAAGAAATAGTGACTACTGATAGTTCAACTTCTATTGCTAAGAACGGTTCATTTTTAGACTTAACTACTCAAACAGTAACTTCGGGAGCAATTGCAGCGGTTAAACTAGGAACTACAATCTTTTCAAATGGGGTTACTATAAGTAATAATTCTCGAATAAATGTAGATTATGCAGGTATATACAATTTACAATTTTCCATGCAATTAAGACGTACTAGTGGAGGAGGGGCTAAGCAGGTCATTATATGGCTACGGGTTAATGGTGTTGACGTTCCTAATTCTGCTACTCACGTAACCTTTCAAGCTAGTTCTGATTACTTAGTTCCTGCATGGAATTTCTTTATAGATATGACAGCAGGACAATATGTGGAGTTAATGTGGACTCAAGATGATTCAATAGTATTAACTTATAATGCTGCTGATACTATCACTCCACATCCTGCCGTTCCAAGTGTAATATTAACAATGAATAAAATAAACTAATATGAAAACAGTAAAAGTAAGCCCAACGGGTGGTAAAAGAGGTTGTGCGTGTCCAGATGGAACGTACTCAAAAAAGTGTTGTGATGGTTCGTTACAAGCACAAGGTATTGGCTCACTAGAAAGTCAATCTACGTCTACAATAGTGATTAACAACGGAGGTACAACAACGACCACTCAAAGAGGGTGAAAAGGTTACAATAATAAATTAATAAAGTTTATAGTTATGAATGTAAGAGAAGCAATTAACACAATTAAAACTTACCTAAATATGGAGGTTAAATTAGCAAAAATGATGCTTGTAGACGGAGTTACCGTTTTAGAAGCAAATGAATTTGTATCAGGTCAAGAGGTTTATATCGTTTCTGATGAAGAAAAAATTCCTTTACCAATTGGAGAATACGAACTTGAAGATGGAAAAATCTTAGTAGTTTCTGAAGATGGTATTATAGGTGATATTAAAGATGCTGCTATGGAAGAAGAAGAAGCGGTTGAGCCTGAAGCTGAAACAGAAGTTGAAGCTACGGTTGAAACAGTAGAATCTACTCCTAAGAAAATTATTAAATCTGTAAGTGAAGAACATCATTTTGCTGAATTGGCAAAACTACAGTCAGAAATTGATGCACTTAAACTTGCTGCGGTTGAAGTAATGGAAACAGTTGAAGAGGTTGAACTAGCGAAAGCAATTGTTTATAACCCTGAAAACAGAAATGAAGTTAACTATGTTGACTTAACACCTAACGCGCCAAAGGGAATGCGTGATAGAATTTTAGAAGAAATATACAATAATAAATAAAAAAAAAGATGGCTACAACAGCAACAATTACGACTACATACGCTGGTCAAGATTCAAAAATGTGGGTAAAAGCTGCTCTATTGAGCGGTAACACATTATCAAATGGAGGTATGACTATCATGCCTAACATTGCGTACAAAACTACGCTACACAAATTGGCGACCGACGGACTGCTCAAGGACTCCGCCTGTGATTTCTCCGCAACGTCAACTGTAACTATTACAGAAAGACAATTAACACTTGAGCCTTTCCAAGTTAATTTGCAACTTTGTAAAAAAGATTTTTTATCTTCATGGGGAAGCGAAGAAATGGGATTTTCTGCTCACAAAGTTATGGCTAAATCTTTTCAAGATTACCTATTAGCTTACGTAACAGAGAAAGTTGCTGCTTCAGTTGAAAGTGCTATTTGGTACGGAACGAATGCAACTTCAGGACAAATTGATGGTATAATTACTTTGTTAATTGCTGATGCTGCTTTACCTGCTGCAAACGAGGTTGCTGGAACTACTGTAACTTCTGTAAATGTTATTGCTGAATTAGGAAAAGTTGTAGATGCTATTCCTGCTGCATTGTACGGTAAAGAAGATTTAAAAATCTATGTTTCTCAAAACATTGCTAAGGCTTATGTTAGAGCGTTAGGTGGTTTTGTTGCTGCTGGTGTTGGTGCTAATGGTACTGAAAACAAAGGTACACAATGGTATAATAACGGTGAACTTTCTTTTGATGGTATTCCATTGTTTATTGCTAATGGTATTCCTAATAACGTAGCAATTGCTGCTCAAACTTCTAACTTGTTTTTCGGTTGTGGATTGCTTGCAGACACTAATCTTGTGAAAGTTTTAGATATGGCAGACTTAGATGGTTCTGATAATGTAAGATTGATTTTAAGAGCTTCTTACGCGGTTAACTATCATTCAGTTTCTGATATCGTAACTTACGGAATCACGAACGCTGCGAATTAATTAAATTAAATTATAAACTTAAAAGGGTGGTGCAATATACGCCACCCTTTTTTAATACTTAAATATTATGGCTTGTGATATAGCAAACGGAAGAGCAGAAAGCTGCAAAGATAGCGTAAGCGGTCTTTTAGCGGTTTATCTAATTAATTACGGAATAACAGCTGCGGAGGTAACTTATGATGTAACAAACACGGATTTAATAACTGCAATTGCTGGTGCAACTGTGTTATATAAATTTGAGTTGAAAGGTGAAAATTCTTTTGACCAAGATATTAAAACGGATAGAAATACGGGAACAACGTACTTCGAACAAAAATTAAATATCAAGTTGAAAAAACAAGATATTGCTACTACTAAAATGGTTAAGATTTTATCTTATGGTAGACCGCAAATTGTAGTTCACACACGTTCTAATCAATTCTTTTTGATGGGTTTAGAGCAAGGTGCTGATGTGGTTTCAGGAACTATTGGTTCAGGTGCAAAATTAGGTGATTTTTCAGGATATTCTTTAAGCTTTATGGCTGAAGAGGAAGTTCCTGCTAACTTCTTAAATTGTGCAACTGAAGCGCAATTATTAACTGTATTTCCTGCAGGTTCTATTGTAACTTCATAGTAAATTAATAACTAATATTAAGAGCGTACATTTGATGTACGCTTTTTTTTGGTTACAAAAGTAGTATATTTTAGTTTATAAGTATGATACTATTAAATGAAGGTAGCGCAAATCAAACGATTAAATTTATTCCACGTTCGAATACTTATAATACTTTGATAGTTACTAATGAAAGTACAAATGTGAGTACAAATAAAACTATTATTTCGAGTTTAGTAGGTGACTATTATAACGAAATTGTAGCGGTTTTTAATCTTACTAAAGATACGTTTTACACGCTTACTATAAAAAACAATAGTGATATAGTATTTAAAGATAAGATTTTCATAAGCAATCAAAATAGTGAAACTTACTCACCTAATCAAAACGTATATACTAGCCACGTTTCTACAAATGACTTTATAATATATGAATAAAATAGAAAATAAACGACCTAATGTACACGTACTTAGTTTAGCTTCTTACGTTGCGCCCGAACTAACTGAAAGTAAAGATGGTGATTACGTACAATACGGAGACAAAAATAGTTACTATAAATTTCTTATTGATAGATACACTAATTCTGCCACCAATAACGCGGTTATAAACGGAGTAAGTAGATTGATTTACGGTAAAGGTTTAACCGCCTTAGATGCTGCAAGCAAGCCAAATGATTACGCTTCATTTATTACTATGTTTAAAAGTGAGGACGTACGAAAATTAGTTGTTGATTTAAAAATGTTAGGTCAATGTGCTATGCAAGTTCTTTATTCTAAAGACCATAAAAAGGTTATTTCAGTACAACATATCAGTGTTCATCTTATATGCCCTGAAAAGTGCAATAAAGAGGGTAAAATTGCTAACTATTACTATTCTGATAATTGGGATAATGTAAAGGAGTACGCTCCGATGAAAGTTCCTGCGTTTAATACGTCTACTTCTGATACTGAAATACTATTTGTAAAACCTTACAGCGTAGGTATGAAGTATTTTAGCGGTGTGGATTATCAAGGGGGTTTACCTTACGCAACCTTAGAAGAGGAGATTGCTCAATACTTAATTACAGAAACTCAAAACAGTTTTAGTGGTACTAAGATAGTAAACGTTAACGGTGGTCGTTATACAGATGAACAACAAGACGATATTAGCAATAAAATAAAATCTAGTTTAACGGGGTCGAAAGGTCAAAAGGTAATAGTTGCATTTAATGAAAATCAAGAGTTAGCTACAACGGTTGTAGATATTCCTTTGAACGATGCACCAAAACATTACGAATACTTATCTACGGAATCAAGAGATAAGATTTTAACAGCTCACAACGTTACAAGTCCTTTGATGTTTGGTATTATTACGGGAACTGGTTTTAGTTCGAATGCTGATGAGTTAGCTACGTCAATGACTGCATTTGACAATACAATAGTACGTTCATTTCAAGACTTGCTAATAGATGCTTTTAATAGTATTTTAGCTTTTAATAACATAACTTTAAAGTTAAAATTCAAGACTTTAAATCCATTTGAAAACTCTTTAGGTGCGGAAAGCCAAGACAATAATGTTATATCAGGTATCAATTCATTGAGTCCATTAGTTGCTAATAAAGTATTAGAATCAATGACAGCTAATGAGATTAGAGCTTTAGTTGGATTAGCTGCTGAAGTGGGGGGTGGAGATTTAAACCCTGAAACTACTTTAAGCTCACAAAAAAGTGCATTACAAGTCATTTTAGATGAGTGTGAGGATGCAGAGCAAAATGATTGGATTATTGTAGATAGTAGAGATGTTGAATTAGATGATGAGGACGTTTTAAATAATCATATTGATAGTATTAATTCAGAGCTACACGAAAAACTAAACAAAAAAACTGTATTATCTAAATTGATTAATCTAGTAAGTACAGGAACAGCACGACCTACGGCAATATCTAAACAAGATAAGTTAGTTAAAGAGCGTTATTTTAAAGTTAGGTATAAATACGTAGGTAATAAATCCCCCGAACGCGACTTTTGTAACGCTATGCTAAGTGCAAATAAGTTATATAGAAAAGAAGATATTGATAAAATGAGTTCACAAATAGTGAATGCAGGATTCGGAGAGTTTGGTGCAGATGTTTACGATATTTTTAAATATAAAGGTGGTCCACGATGCCATCATAAATTTGAACGCGTTACAATGATGTACGACTTTAATAATGATAAAGCAGGATTGCAAGAGATAGGAACTAGAGCGGCAGAAATTAGAGGCTTTAAAGTTACTAATCCTTTTGAAGTTTCAATTTACCCTAATAACTTACCATTGAAAGGATTTTCTCCTAATAATACAAACTTACCTTCAGACGTTTAAATCATGGCAGAAGCATTATTAATAAGTAGAGCGGATATTGTAAAGCATACAGCTATGAATGGAAACATTGATACTGATAAGTTTATACAGTTTATTAAGATAGCTCAAGATATACATATTCAAGGGTACACAGGTACTAATTTATTAAACAAACTAAAAGCTGATATTGTAGCTAGTACTTTAGCAGGAAACTACATAACCCTAGTGAATACATATTTGAAACCTATGTTAATTCACTGGGCGATGGTAGAGTATTTACCATTTGCAGCTTACATGATAGCAAACGGTGGTATCTACAAAAAGGGTGCAGAAAATAGCGAAGTAGCTAGTAAAGTTGAAGTAGATTTTTTGATTGAAAAGGAACGAAGTATAGCAGAAAGTTATAGCAGTAGATTTGATAGTTACATGACTTATAATCAAGCTTTGTTTCCTGAATATACAAGCAACTCAAGTGATGATATTTACCCAAAACATAGCACAAATCTAGGAGGATGGAAACTATAAAGAAAACATACGAGCCTAAACAAGAGAATTTAGTTAAGCTAAAAGCATATATTAAAGTAATAAACAAAAAAGATGGCAGACAAAAAACTAAGTGAGTATACAGCGAAAACCGTACAACCTGCTGCGCTAGATTTATTGCCTATATTAGAGTGGAACGGTGCAACTTATGATAATAAAACTATTACGGGTACACTTGTTTACACACCTAGAAAACAAAGTGTAGCTAGTAGTGCAACGGTGACTCCTACTTTTTTAAATGATATTGTAGAAATAACAGCACAAGCGGCTAACTTAACTATCGCTAACCCAACAGGAACAGCAGTAGACAATATGCCTATGCTTATACGTATTAAAGACAACGGTACAGCGCGAACAATTGGCTTCGGTACGCAATATAGAGCAATAGGAGTAACACTACCAACAACAACTGTAATAAGCAAAACTTTATATATCGGACTTGTTTACAATGCAAACGATACGAAGTGGGATGTATTAGGAATCAATCAAGAAGTTTAATTAATAAAAAATAAATAAGATGAGTTTACCAAATTTAGACAAGTTAGTAGCGAGCAAAGGGGTGTTTATAGTAAATGATACAACTGAAAAAACAACAGCATTTGCAGGTATTCTAGTATTAGAAGACACAGTGTTTAATACTTTAAAAGTTAGTGGTTCTGATGCTAAGGCTAGTTATATTTCAACCGCTGCAACAGCTATCAAAGCAGGCGCGTTTATTACAGGTCAAGGGGTTAACTTTTCAGGTGTTAAGTTAACAAGTGGTTCAGTAGCTTTAGTTTTAGCATAATGTTTGGCTTCGGTTATACGGGCATTATTGCCTCGATGAAAAAAGTGAGTGCAGCTCCTCCATCTTATCCTGCTTCTTTAAAATTGTTTATTGATGCTGGAAACGCTGCTTCATATCCTGGAAGTGGAACAACTGTAACAGACTTAACGGCAAATGCAAATAACTGTACGCTATTAAATGGAACGGGTTATAGTTCTTCAAATGGGGGTGTGTTTACTTTTGATGGTGTTAATGACAATATATCTACTCCTATATATTCCACAGTTACAGAAATGTCAGGGATGTTTTGGATTAATTCATCTTTATTTATTAATAATGTTACTTTTCATTTATTGGTCGATGTTGGTCAAGGGAATATAACATTTGGAGTGGATGTTTCAAACCGTTTAACTTGGCAAAATTATGGAAGTACTGTAGCTACTGGAGCTACTATCTTATCAACAAACACTTGGTATGCTGTTGGATTTTCACATAAAACAGGACAAAAAAGTAAAGTTTATCTTAACGGTGTTTTAGATGGTAGCTCGTCAGGTAATCAAAGTAATATACAAAATAATTCAGCAGCTTTAAAATTCATGACTAATAGCGTGAACTTTAGCAGCGGTAAATTAGGTAATGTGAAGATATTTAATGCTGAAATGTTATCAGCTGACTACTTAGGACATTTTAACGAATTTAAATCAAGATATGGATACTAATATATATATAATCACTCAAGAACAAAAGGACATTTTAGTTAATTCACAAAATGAATATATTAAATTTGACCCTATTCAAGATATAAATGAAAATTATATTATTTCTGAAAATGAATTTAATTTAATTAGTGGCTTACAAAATTGCCCTACTGAATTATTATTTATAAAAGATTTAATTAGTTCAGTATATGAACCTAAAATTTATTCAAAACCCTTTTAAGATATGTTACAATTCGTAGAGATAACAAAAAAGTATGGAGTGACAGGAGTGCTAGCTTGTTGGCTATGGATTACAAACTCACGAGTAGAAGTATTAGAGATTAAGTTAGAAAATTGCTATGAATTACGAATAGCGAAAGGCAATTTAAAAGCTAACTACGTATATAATAAATCAATTAATTATGCTATATTAGCAGACGAAATAAAAATCAAAAGGGTATGAGAGAGATTAAAAAAAGATGGTTATCAGACACACCGATGTTTTTCAAGAAGTTAATCCACGCTGGTATAGTTGTAGGGTTAGTTGGTGGTG